GTGCGATACACCGACCCGCGATGATCCTCCACCTGGTACGCCTCACCGTTGACCAGTGCCCATACACAGCCGGTCGCTGGAACGGGCAGCGCCTTTTCAAACTGAACCGTGTTGCTGGGCAAATACGACCCCATACCTGGGACACCACGAAGCACCACAGGCCCAGCGAGGACGCCGACGTCGTCGAATTGATAGATAGTCATAGCTGCCTCAGATCAGTTTGATTCGGCCCGGGTAGGCCAAGTTGCGTGGGTACGCTTCACTGCCGCCTTCAAAGCTGACAGCGCCGTTGACTAAGGGGGTGCCGACGACCACGTTTCCGAAAGCGACCAGGCCATTGGACCCGGTGCTTAGATTCAAACCCAGCCCCTGTCGTGCAGCGTGTTGGTGTTCCTTGTTCTGGCTCAGTTTTGAACTGCCTGCGGTTCGACCGATGTCGATGCCTCGGCTTTCATCCAGAATCCGCAGGAACTCACCGCGCCCTTCCGGACCTCGAAACGTCTGCACGCCATCGCCGGACGTCCAGCAGCCTTCTTTGCCAACGCGTGTCGCCTCGGTCGCGACCATCCCCGATTGCTGGGCGTGATCCCATAGCCATGGCCATTCCGCACGAAGGATCAACGGGCCGTCTAACGCCCCGTAGCCTCCCGGGTTGAACAATGTGGTGGTCTCGAACACCGGGCGCCCCAAGGGGGTCGCATCGAGCCGGCCGATCGGCCACCAGTTGCCCGCGCCGTCGCTGCGCAAATGCCACCAATCACCCGCTCCCATCAGTACCAGGAAGCCATAACCGGCAGCCTTAAGGTGCGTATGAAACTTGATTTTGTCGCTACCGCTGGCCTGCACGACCAAGCGGTTGGTGGTGTTATCAGCCCGTCGAATGATGAAATCGACCACGCCCAGCGCGGCATCCGATTTAGGCAACGTAACCGTGTGGTTCGCCAGGTTGGCGTCGACCACAACCAAGCCACGCTCCGCTGCCGTAAGCACCTTGTCTTCGGAAAAACTGGAAACATGTATGCGAATGGAATCCCACAAGCTGGCCACAGCTTTGGACGTGGCCAAGGATTCGCTGTCATCAAGGGTGAAGCTGTCGCTCTTGGCGTTGGGCAAGTTGCCCAGGTCCACGTCGTCCTTGGTCGTCGCCCGTGCGCGCAGGTTTGGATAGTCACCGACTCGGGCGGCGAAGTAGCTCACCAGCGGCCCATCAATGGGCTCGACCGGACGCCGATCGGTGATGGTGTTGGCATTGGCCAAATCGGCGATCGCCACGCAGTAGTGCTTCGCACCGGCGCTGTCGGTGTAGTCAGGACGAGCAGCGGCAAACACCACCTGCCAGCTGGCGACCACGTCGCTCAACTCGCGCTGCAGGGCGACATCGATCCACGCGGTGCACGGAAACGCCGCCGGCACGACCGGCAACGCGGCACTGCGAACCACGCGAACGCCTTCGACGTAAGCCACCCCGGGCTTGAGCTGGTAGACACTGCCCACTTTTTCCAGCTGCAGCGAACTGCCGAGAAAGCATGCTCGGCCGTAGATGTCGCGGTTGCTCAGGCGTTCACGCTCGTCGATGCCGGCCAGGCGCACGGTGAAGTCATGCTGCCAGGTGCTGGCATCGATCGTGATTCCGGTCAGCGCCTGGGCGCCGTCGAAGGCCACCAGAAAGTTGCGCGTCAGGTTGTTACCGATCTGTAGCGGCGGAATGTTGCGGCGCTTGATCTGCAGCGGCACGTAGGCCACGGCAAACAACACACCCTCAGCCGTTTCCAGGCCGATCCAGTTGAAATCCCAATCGCCGACGTCGGAGCCGATCTGCGAGCTGTACACCACCTGGTTGGGGTTCACGTAGCCGGCGTTGTCGTCGGGGATCTCGTACACGTACACGATCTGCCCTGCAGCAGGCTTCGGCGCGGCACGATCGACCGGGCCATTGGGATCAAGCCCAGGGACATTGGCAAAGATAAAACGCACCACATCAAGGCCCTGTTGGGCGACGTGCTTTTGCGCGATCAGGCTTTCACCCGCAAGGGTAATACTGGCTCCCATGGGGGCTCCTAAAGGCTGGCAACCAGCGTTTGCTGGTCGTCGTTGAAGTCGACCACCGCGATGCGAAACGGCACCGGTGTGATGGTCACGAAGTCATAGCGGCGGCAAGTGCGGCCGTATTGCTGAATCAGCACCCGCAACAGCTCCGGGTTTTGCGACAGTTGGGTGTCGGAGAATCGCAGCAGCACCACGTCCCAATCCCGATCGGGCATGCGCTCCTCGATCTCGACGTAACCGACCCCAAGTCGCTGCAGGATGCGTTTCATGCCGGCGGTGCTGCCGGCGTCCACCGCGTTGATAAAGGCGAACTTCACACGCAGGCGATAAAGCGCCTCCGGCTCACCCTTAAAGCGGGTGATGTCGCGCTGCCAGGCCAGCAGATCAAGCACGGTCAGGTGGCAGGTATCCGCGTCGAGCTGCAGCAGTGGCCAGCGCAACCAACCCTCGACTTTTTCCCACCAGGATTGGGCGGCAGCGGTGAGTTTTTCCAACTCGGTACCGCCGAGCCAGAAACGCAGGCTGAGCTTAATCATGGGGCAGCACCTGCAGACTCTGAATCCGGGGGATGTTGAGTTCCGAAAGGATGTCGTCATTCTCGAAGTGCAGCGACTCGATGCCCGGGAACTGCTGGTGGAGTTCTTCGCCCAGGCGGCTGAATGAAAACCGCGACTGCGGGAAGGTCAGCGTTGGCTGGTAGTCGCTGGTCGTGCTCTCGCGAAAGGCGGCTCGGATGAACAGCGTGGTTTCGTCCAGCAAGGTCTGGCGCTGCGCAGCGGTCAAGGTCGAGCGCGGCCAGAGCGTCACGCTCAGTGCGTGCAGGGTTTCGGGCATCACCATCACCAGCAGGTCGTCGCCGTGGCCATGGTTGCCCAGGTCGCGAATGTGAGCGTTGATCTGCTCCAGGTAAGTCGCCGCCGGCACGTCCGCATCGAACAACACAAAGGCGTTGGCACTGCCTGGCCCACGTGGGGCGCCGTGTTCGAAATACACGCCGTCCGGACGCACACCCGGGAAGGCGGAAATCATCGCCCGATACACCGCGTCGGTGTGCCATTGGTTGACCGCCGAGAACTGATTGCGCACGCGCAGACGCAGCTCGTCGTTGGGTTCCTTATCCGCCCCGGGCGTGGTCAACCAACCATCAGCGTTGGCCACCTGGGCAATGCCTGGAATCGGCACGGGCAGTACGGCGTAGTAACCCGGCGCCAGATTGAAGCCGCTGCCCACGTCCACCGCTTCGACTGGGACCAGCAGCTGCATCAAACCGTCCGTGAACGTGCCGACCGCCGTGGTGACCAGTTGGTAAACATGGCCATTGATCGCGGCCGACTGCACCACCGTGCCCGCCGCGACCTCGAGGGCGCCGCCGGCGGCAACCCGGGTGAACAGCAAGACCCCCTTGGCCTTGGTCGCGCCCTTGCGCTCGACGTTCACGCCCCACGCCAGCATGTCGAGCCAGGCATCCTCGGTGGTCTTGACGAAGAAGTTCGGCAGCACAGTTTTGACGAAGAAGTCGAGGATCCACATCACCGGTTTGGTCACCAGGGCGGTGACCACACGCCAGAACGGTGACCAGGTGCTGGTGTTGCTCAGTTTGCTGCCCTGGGCAACCACCTCCGCTTCCCACGCCTGGCGCAGACCTTCTTCGGTGGTCGGAATGCCGGCGTCCGTCAGGGCCTGTTTGAAATCTACGTCGCTCACACCGTTACCTCGATCGTGCCGAATTTCAGGGTTTTGGCCGTCACCAGGTACTGCCCGGGCTCGATCTGAGTGATCAGTGCTGTTCCCGGTACCAGACGCTCGTCAGCCTCGACCAACAGCTCCAGCTGCTGAATGCAGTCACGCTGTTTCAGGCTGTTGCGCTCGGCGACCAGGGTCACCAGCAGGCCGCTGTCGCGGATCATGTGCGCGATGTCCTGGGCGATGCTGGCCCGGTCATCGATCAGCACCGGTTGCCGCGACGGATCGAGCACCAGGTCGTTGTCGACAATCAGCAGATCGATGTATTCGCTCATCCGCCCACCGCCATGCTCATCATGTTTTCCATCTCCAGCGGGGTCATTGGCTTGTTGTTCTGAATGGTCAGGTTCTCCACGTGCGTGCCCTTGTTCTGGCTGCTGGTGGTGTTCTGAATGCTGCTCAGCAAGCCGCCCGGAGGCACTGCCGAGGCACGCGATGGGGACAGGCTCGGAATCGCCGAGTTGATGGTCTGCTGGGCTTTTTGCGCGGAGCTCGCGGTGTCGGCCGCATTAATGGCCACGTCAGCACCAGGTACTTCCGGCATGCCGCCAAACCGCGCTTCGATGTTCACGCCGGGGATGCTGTTGAGCATCTCGATCAGGCTGTTGATGGCCTTGTAGAAGACCCCGACGATGCTGTTCCAGGCGCCCTTGGCCATGCTCGACCAGCCGCCCATGGAGTTGAACCAGTTGGACAGGGTCTTGAATTGGTCGCTGACCCACTTGAACGCCTCGCTGTTCATCAGGGCCGCCGTCCATTCGTCCCAGTAGTAGACGGCGACCGCGACGATGGCGACCAGTGCGGCGATGCCCATCACGATGACCCCGATCGGGTTGGCGGTCAGGGCCACGTTGACCAGCCAGATAGCCGCCTGCCAAGCCAACATGACGCCGCGCACGACCAGCATGGCCGCACCGAACAGCGTCAAGATGGACAGGTAAGCCAGGATGGCCAGCTTCTGCAGCACGAAGCCGGCGATGGTGCGCAGGTTCAGCAGCTGCACGACCTTCCAGACGGACACCAAGCCCAACCAGGTCATGCGGCTGATGCCGATCACCAGGGTCAGCGCGGACATCGCGAAGATGATCCCGAAGACGGTCAGCGTGGCGCCGATTGCCACCAGCTTGTTCATCAGCGGTGTCAGGATCGGGATCAGCACCTGGCCAAATACCACGCGCAAGGCTTCGACAGCGGCAGCGAACTGCTGCCACGGGTCCACCATGGCCTTGGCCATGTTCTCGACGTTCTCCAGGCCGCGAACCTTGCCCAGTTGATCCATGCCATTGCGCAGGCGGTCGGTGTCCTTGGTCAGCGCGGTGATGACACGGGCGCCTTCACCGCCAAAGGCGTCGATCAGCTTGGCGCCGGCGTCAGCGCTGTTCAGATCGCCGAACTTGCCCTCGAGCTTGCTGAGGATGTCCATCATCGGCAGCAACTTGCCGTTCTGGCCCGTGAACTTCATCCCCAGCTTTTCCGAGGCGGCGCCGATGTTTTCGAAAAACGCCTTGTAGATCCCGCCGGCGTCCCCGCCTTCCATGGTGCTGCTGAGCGAGCCGATCACCGCGAACTGCTCGGCCAGGTCGACGCCAAAGGTGGTGGCGATCGATCCGACTTCCTTGAACGCGTCCTTGAGCTGGGCGCCGTCGGTGCGGAACAGCTTCACCGCCAGCGCAGTCTGGCCGCCCAGTTTTTCCACCCACTCGGCCTTGCCCATGGCGTCGGCCTGGCCTTTGAACAGGTTGTACATGGTGCCCACGTAGGCGCCCATGGTTTCCGCGTCGCCCTTGGTCGCTTTGGCCAGCAGGTTGCTGGTGTTGGTGAACGTGGCCAACTGGTCACCGGTGAGCCCCTTGATCGCGCCTTCGATGCTGTACGCCGACGCGACAAAATCCCGGGCGTTTTCGCCGTAGGCCACCGAGAACTCCAGGGATTT